GTTATTTTGTTTATAACCGTTTGAGAAGACTGTGATGCAAAGTGAATTTGATCTCCAATTCCTCCGAAGAAAGAAATTTCATCTTTTGCAATTCTCTTTACTTTAGATGGCTCTACATGTCTTGGAGACTTTTGTGATTTTACATTTGATTCGTTTGCTTCACGTTTATTTAAGTTTGCCCCATCATTTTTTGTTTTACTAGTTTGTCCTGTATATGGTAAAAATGGTATCTGATACTGTTTGGATGAAACTACATCTGTTCTTCCAAATACTCCCAAAATAACTGGTATTTGGGCATTATCCCCATCCATGAAGAATCCAAAAACAGAATCACCTGGAGAAATTTTTACGCTGGTTGCTTGATTAGCAGCACCACTGCCTGCGGTTGTTGGTAATAAAACTTGGGCCCAGGGTAAATCATTATTTTTTAAATCAACCTCAGTATATGGGTGATATCCCATTATACGAACTTTATATCTATTTCCCCATCCACCACCGTTTATTTGATCTCCTTGAGACTTTTCAGGTGCAACCTGTCCTATCCACCACCTGAATCCATCTCTTCCTATAAAATTAGTTTTTATGATAGAATCTTCAATCATTGTTATTTTTTCTTCCCGAAACTATCTCTTATTAATAGCATAGAGGTATACGATGCATCTGTATCAAAATGATGACACAGTTCCTTAATCATATATAGTCCACTTTGCTCTTCGTCGAAATCAACTCCTTTATCTCTACTAATTTTTGGAAACTTACATTCAATAATATCGCCAGCTTTCAAATTAGTATTAGATGGTACGATCATATTTACTGTCTGTGTGAACAGAACATTATATCTCATAGTTGACTGTGACTGATATTTTAATACCTCTGCATTTTTCTTAGTTGAAACTTTTCTATCTTGAGTTCCAATATCAGCTATCTGTGCAAAAATACGATCTCCCATTCCAGAACTTTTTTGGTTGGATATTCCTTCTAGGTCTGGAACTTTTGTAGGTTTACCAAGACTTTCTGTTTTTTTAATATTATCTTTTGCCTCAAATAATGCCTTATTGGGTTCGGTAATTTCAAAAGTTAATGGATTGTAAATTATTCTGGTACTAGAATATGTTCCTAGACGAAGTTTTTCTAATAGATTTTGATTATTGTTGATTGAATATTTTAAGATATAAAAATCATTATTTCTTTCAATACTTGATTTATTTACCTCAGTATAAGTATAAACTGCTTTAGGACTTTTGGCATTTTCGGAAATCATTTTATCAATTGATCTGAAATAAAATCCATCACGAGTTTGATAAAAAACAAATCCAGCAGTTCCATTTTTCTTTGAGGAGTCTGGAACAGCTTTTGATGCTAACCAAACTAAGACACTGAAAGGTTTTCTCAAATTGCCAATAAATCCATACCGATTTATTGCACGATCAATTTTCTTTATGTTTTTAGTCTTCAAGAAATCTCTTAGTATTATTCCTGCGGAACTATCAATAGTTAATTCTGGAGGAAATTTTGAAGGAACTCGGGTTGTCTCGTTAGTGATTGCTTCTCTAGAAACTAGATGAAGTACAAAACTTTCCCTTTGAGTCTGCTTAATTACATTCGAAATACTAGAGACATATAAACAATTTTTACCAGTAAAATTTAAACCCGGATTAGTCTTCGAATTTCCTGCAATTTTTATATCAACTTTTTCTTTTCCTCTAAGAGGTAATCCGTCATAAATTGATGTCCATTTACCTTTAGAATCTTTAAGAGTGTCTCCAACGCTAGCAACTACTACTTTTGCTGTTATTGTTGGAGAAAATATGTCCTCGTAATAATCAACAGATGCAACCCCTAGTCTAATATCGACGGTTTTTCCACCATCAGCAGACTCTACAATAAATTTTTCGTATATTGATTTTTTGGTTGACATTAGGTATAAGCTAACTCTGTTAGTAATCTATTTAACATATTATTATTTAACGGAGTCTGTGAAGTATTTGATGGTTGTGAAGATTGTTGCTGGGATGCTGCTGCAATTATTTGTGGTTGTTGTTGAGGTGCTACTACAATTGTCTGCCCTTTTCTTTCTGGTGCTAAAGCAACAGTCTGATTCATTGGTTTAGATATTGATGATACTTTTAATGGGAGAGTGGATGTTGGTTCGGGAACAGAAGGTCGTGCTGCAGGTGCAATTGATGCTGGAGCAGCTTGCACTTTAGATTCACTAGATCCAGGAGCACCGTGAGATACAGTAACTCCACCAGATCCTATAATCTCTGCCTCTCTTCCATATCCTCCTCTCCAGTAGACGGATCCAACTGCAAATGGGAATTTTGTTGCCGATCCCGGTTGAGATGGGAAAGTTCGTTGAATACTAGGATTATGTTCTTGTATATCAATTCCAGGAGTACTTCTTTCATCGTGTTTTTGTTGATCAATAAGAATTTGAGATCTTAAAGTAGAATCATTTTTACTCGCAGGTGTTCTCTGACTATAATTTGTCAAGTAAACGGTAGATCCTCTTGCCTGCATCGCTTTGACTGCTCTAAAGGCAACTTCACGAATTTTTGCAAGTCCTTCTGCGGTATAACTTGCATTCTTTAAATCAATATGAAAGTGAGTTGCATATGTTGTTTCTCCCTTCGCACCTGATCCACCTTGTATAAATCCTCCAGGACCAGTTTGAGGAATTAATCTTCCTGTTGGTTGTGGTGGAGTTGGTGTTGATCTTGATGTTGGTGGTACAGGTGCTGGTAAATTAAAAGGTGCTGCACCCTCTGGTCTAACTGGATCTCCTCTACTTGGATCTTTTAGAAATTGATTATCTCCCGGACTACCACGCCAACTAGAACCATAGAATCTTCCATCTGAACCCATTTCACCTTTAACCAAACCATATTTCAAATAATATTGTGGAGCAGCTCTAAATTCTAGTGCGCCACCAACGTGTTTTGCGGCACTTGCCTGCAACGATGGATTTTGAATGTCTTTAATGTACTTTAATAATGTATCTTTACTAACGCCCGACCATTTAGAAGCTTGATCTAATGTTTGAATCTTTTTAAAAGCAGATGTGCCTTTTTTTGCTACTCCCTCAAATTGTCCTGGAGCGGCAAGAATATCAGTAAATGTTTTTCCATATCTTCCAGTTGCTTTTCTATTAACAACAACCTGCATCATATCAGCAGCAGATTGTCCTGATGCTCCTTCAGTAGCAAGTGCCGCGGCAATACGATACATTTCAGGACTATCTTGCGCTGGTAAGGTGGATGGTCCTTGCCCCTGAGAATAATCAGTTCCAAGTGGAGGTATATCTTGTCCACTCTCAATACCCTCTGTTAATGGAGTTGTAATTAATTTTAGAGCCTCTTCAAATGATCCATTCATATCCATAAATGCCTGACTCAATTCATCCATTTCTTTCTTTACTCTACCGCTAGTATCAAAGAAATCAAAGGAAATAAAGTTAGTCGCATATGCACCGAAGAGATCTTTAAATTCATTCAGAATTCTTGCAGTATTTGGTATGAATGATACTAGAATTGATGTTAAACGTTTAATTCTTGCTATCAATTCTTGAGCCATCCCTATAATGGTTGGAAGGTTATAAATCAACCAACCAGCCATAATAGTTCCAGCAAAACTCATTATTCTTCCAAAAATACTTCTGCTTGTATTTTGAATAACTTTTGTAGGAGATCTAAATGCCGCACCAACTCCAGACAGTTCTAAAAGAGATCTTTGTTTTTTCCTTCTAACATTTTCACGTTTTCTTTGGAATAAAAGAGAATCTCTAGATATTGATCTCTTTTTATTCTCATTATCTCTACCGACACTTCTACTTATATTTACAATCGTTTTTCTGGCACTATTCAATCCATTACCTAAAGAGGAAAAAGATCTAGTTATAGAATTAAAACTTATAGAAGATCTATATGCCATTTTATGTTAGGACATTATATTGAGATTTTGAATACATTATATAAAAGTTATCAGAATTTGATGAAGGAATATTGGGAACATCGGTAGCAGATCCACTCATTGCGGGAGGTCTAGAAGAAGCCACCTGCTGAGGTTGCATAGGTGCCATTATTATATTTGGTGGTGGCTCTGGCAAAGGACCGAATGTTTTTTCTGTGGGTATATTTGATTTTACTGCCTTGCTTATCTGTGGTAGTTTATATTCTAGTTGAGGTGCTTCTAGTGGATTTAAATTAAATGGGAGATTGAATGATGCTATAGAATCTTCAACCATCTTAACTAAATCCATTTCTGATCCAGATCCAGTTATTTGATTTTTAATTTCTTCTAAAGGACTTTGGATATTATTTTGGAAGTACTTGGAAATTTGATCCTCAAAATTAACCTGAAAATCTGCAACTGGAGAATCTTGTTCTTTACCACCAATATTTGTATCAAATGGAATCATACTAGATTCTGGTGTTACTTGAGGTTTGCCAGTATCTTCCATCTTTCTACCAAACTCAAAAAGACTTGGGAAAGAGGAAATAGATTCTCTCACGGAATTCATCCAACCAAAAACTTTTTCAGATAAGTTACCCTGATTGATCGCAGTATCTTCAAGAGATTGAGTCACATATCTCGTCATTTCATCCCCATAATTACCCATAATTTCAGGTTGAAGAGTTAATTCCTGAATATTTTCTTCGGACATCCCCTGCATTTGTTGACTAATATTAGCACCGTCTTCTTTTGGTGTAAGTTCTTCTGCTTTCTTTTCACTTAATTGGGTTTGTGATAAAGATAAGAATGGAGTTTGTGCCTGAGAAGTTACTTTAAGTTTTTGTGGTTCTTGTGGAGGTGTCTGAGGTTGTTGAGGAACAAGTTCAATTTTTTGCCCAGCTTCTGGTTGAGGTTGTTCTTCTTTTTTATCACTTACTCCAGTAAATTTATCTGCTACTCCACTACCAAGCATCCATCCACCAGCACCACCTAATACTGCTCCACCCAAAGTCCCCAAAGGTCCAAATAAAGATCCAACTCGTGCCCCAGTTAAAGCGCCAACTTCTGCACCAACAACTCCACCACCAGCGCCTGCGGCTGCCTGAGTAGTTGTTTGCCCTTCTTGCTTTCTCTCCATGAATTCAAGACCACCAAAAGCGGCGCTCGCTAATCCACTTGCACCACGAAGTAGGGTGCCACCCATTCCTCTTAATCCTTTACCAGCATCATCTACTGCACTTGCTACTCCCTTACCAACATCATCTGCCGCGCTCGTAACACCTTTACCAGCATCATCTGCCGCGCTTGCTACACCAGACCCCGCCGCTGATGCTGCTCTTGCTGCACCAGATCCCGCTCCAGATGCTGCCCCACCTCCACCAAACATCGCCCTGAATGGTGCTATTATGAGACCTTTTACTACAGCATCTTTAATATTACCAGTAACTCTGGTAACATTTCCAATGATGCTATCAAAACCATTTTTAATATTAGATAATCCATCACCAATAAAACGGAGTCCACTTCCAACTGTATCTTTAACTTGTTTAAGTCTATCTCCACTTTCTTGGGCGAGTCTTTGTACCCCCTGTATTCCCCCAGTAGTTAACCATCCTAAGAATAATGTACCAAAAACTCCCATCAACGAATTGAGAGTTCCTGTCGTTTTTTCTGCTACAGGTTGAACCGCATTGTTAATTTCAATACCAGCTCTTCTTTCAATTAATGCCTCAGTCTCATCTCTTAGGGCATCTTCAGCAAGCATCCTTTCTTGCTGTTGCTTCTGCGATTCTCTGTTTTGATCTAAAATTGAGTTATTATAGATCGCAGAAGAAACTGCACTTAATGCTTGATTTAGAGAATCAACACTATTTCTAATTCCAGCAATCCCACTTGAGATACTAACTAACTCAGTTTGATTGCTTTCTAATAACCTTAGAGTTTCTGGATCCTGTTGTGGAACAGGAGAACTAATAAGTGGGGAAATTGCAAGAGATCTTCCGCCAGTAATCGCACTAGAAGAAAAAGTCGATCTAGCGATTTGAAGTCTATTTTCTCTAGATAGCGGCGATGAAAACTCTGCCATTTAATTATAGGGCATTTGCACTACTTTGACGTTGCTTTAAATTTTCTTCTTCAATATATTGCTGTAATAAGGAAAGATAAATCTCTCTTTCCCAAGGAATCATATTTTCAAGCTCCGTCAAAGAGTATTTATGATGTTGCATCAAAGCAAAATTAACTTTGTAGTATGACGCAATATCCTCATGCGCCATACTTACGCGAAAAAATCAGTTAGACCCTCTAATATAATAGTATTTTCAACTTCTGTCTTTGGATTTTTAACTTTAATTTCGTGAGAAAGTTTAGGCATAGTCTGGAAGAATTTTTCAATTTGCTTAAACTGCTTAGAGCTTAATTGCTCAACAAACTCAATAAGTTCTTTTTTAGAACAATCTTTCGCTGACCAAGTTTCTTCCTTAGTATAAACCTGATCAATACAAGAACAAATTAAATCAAATGTATCATCAACACTGATGGAATTTTGGAAATTAAAATTAGATTTAATAAACTCACTCATAGAAGGATATTTCATCCTGAGAACAAGATCATTATCTAATTTAATGTCTCTAGAATGTTCTTCACTTACATTTACTTTGATATCATCAAGATTTATTTCTAGAGGAACCTGAGTTTGATTATCATCGGGACACGTAATCAATACTTCTACAGTTTCTCCAACAGATTTACCGCGAATATTCAGGAAAAGATATTCAATATCAAATGTTGCAAGATCTTCTACCTTCACTCCTCTTGTAAGAATACAATTTGAGATAACAGTTTTAACGGCACTTGCAATTTGCTTTGAATCTTCACTTTCCATTGCAATAATGAGAATTTTTTCTTCTTTAACTAGAAAAGGGCGATATGAAATTTTCTTTTTAGTAGATGGAATTTCCAACTCATATGTTGGTGTAGCGATCTTTGGTAAAGGCATAATAACCTATAAAACTCAGTATGATTATTTATGTTACAATTCTAGGATTAACGTTTCCTGGAGTATAAACAACGGGTCTTACGCCACTTTCATTTCCAAGTGCTTGTCCAGTTCTATAAACAACACCTTGTCTTGGAGTTGAAACTCTATTATTTGACGTTCCTCTTGCAACTGATGAACTTGATATCTTACCACAAACATACCGATCATAGTAAAATGAAGCATTCACTTTTAAAATTTCAGATCCAGCATAAGAAACTGGCATAGAGTTCATTGAGTATGGGTACATGTTAAAGAATGTATATGGCAACTCATAAAAAATATTGTAATCTCTTTCAAACTTTACAATTTGCGTTTGACTTATCTTATAATCATTTGGATATTGCATCCTAAAGAAATATCCAGATTCATTTTGACCAGCATTTGATCCACTAGATATAAACTCCATCCAGTGTTCTAAAAATTTAATAACTCTATAATCACTATCAACATAAAACTCTAAATCAATCTGAGTGAATTGGCGAGTATGTGCCATTCTTTCCACAACACCAGTGAAGTTGCCAGTAATATCTGCCGTTGAAAAGGAACTTCCAGGTAAAGATGCCGAAGAGCATAATAAACCTACAGTCTCACCAGTAAAAAAAGAATCTATTCCTCTTTGTGCCAAATATCCTCTGAGAGGTCCAGAAAATCCCCCGAAAGTTACTTGATAGTGAGAAGTCTGCGCTAAATTAGTTAATGTATCTTTAAATGCAGATATCTTGCGTGGTATAGGCACTCTAAATACCTTAATAGGTTTTATTATGTAATTATTTAGATGTCATACAAAGGAAAATACAAACTTTCAAATCCACAGAAATACAAAGGAGATCCTACTAATGTAGTTTACAGATCTCTATGGGAAAGAAAGTATATGAAATATCTAGATCTTCACGAACATATATTAGAGTGGTCTAGTGAAGAAATCTTTATATGGTATAAATCTCCCATTGATAATCGTCCACATAGATATTTTCCGGACTTTTATGTAAAGGAAAAAATGTCTGATGGATCTGTTCAAAAATATCTTGTCGAAATTAAACCTAAGAAACAACTATCACCACCAAAAGAACCGAAAAGAAAAACTAAAAATTATCTTTATGAAACATATGAATATGCCAGAAATCAGGCTAAGTGGAAGTATGCAAAGGAATGGTGTGAAGATCGTCATTATGGATTTAAGATCTTAACAGAAGACGAACTCAACATCAAGTACTAAAATGCCAAGAAAAAAGTATAAAGAAACAAAATCATCTGATACCAAATCAAATAGAATTCGTCCAATTTTAAATGATCTATATGGGAATGAAGATGCTGATGATTTGATGTTAAGCATCTTAGGTGTTTTGAAAGAAAGTGGTAAAGTTCCTTCTGTTGGTAAGTATTATGTCTTTGTATACAATCCAAAGACATCAGGAATTCAGTATGATCAGAATCCTTTAGTTGGTGTAACTGATGTTTTTAAGTGGGGATTTAGAGCAATTAACTTTCATTGGGGTGAAAGTAGACAATATACCTGGAATGAAGTTGCTGGTCAACTATATGAGGTCTATGCAAATGAGTTGAGAGATCTTCAACAGATACCTTTTGGAAAGTTTAGGATAAATAATTAGAAAAGATAAATGGCCGATCCATTTTCAAACGCACCATCATATCTTACAAATCCAACTTTTGGGGTAGATACTAGCGGTGCTTTTAATACTGTTGCAAATAATTTATCAAAAAATCCTCTTGGCGGTGGCGCAAAATCCTATAGATATCCTTTAGCGGCATTAACAGGATCTAATGGTGGAACAGATTATCTTGAAATTAAAGTTTTAGAATATACTCCACCAGGATTTGATTCTCCATCAGGATCATTAAGATTACCTACTGGATCTGGTGCGAATAGTCTCAAAAAAGCTCTTGCATACATTATTCTACCCATACCACAAAACCTTACAGATTCCAATAGTGTTGATTGGGGAGATAGTAGAATTGATCCATTATCCGGTAAAGGAGTTTCTGCTATCAATGATTTAATCGGATCTAGTAACCCATTAAGTCAAGCTGCTACTGAAATAAAAGATTTGATTGGTGCTGCAATTGGAACAGTTAAGACTGGTGAAGGGCAACAAGCTACTATGTCGACAGTTGCATCTGCACTGGTCAATTCTTTTGGTGGAAATGTGTCTGCAGAATCACTTTTATCTAGAGCATCTGGGCAAATTCTTAATCCTAATTTAGAACTTCTTTTTAATGGAGTTACGTTAAGAAACTTTCAATTTAATTTTGAATTTTCACCAAGAGGTCCAGAAGAGGGGCAGCAAGTTAAGGAAATTATTAGATTATTGAAAAAAAGTATGTCGGCAAAATCTAAAGCAAAATCTGGAAATGGTTTGCTGATTCAATCTCCAGATATATTCCAACTTACATTTAAAAGTGGATCAAAAGATCATCCATTCTTATTTAAATTTAAACCAACTGCACTATTGAGTATAAATGTAGATTACAGTGCTTCTGGCCAATATGCAACATACAAAGATGGTACACCAGTACATATGTCTATGTCTTTAACATTCAAAGAACTTAATCCAATTTATGCAGAAGATTATGATTCGGCAGGTACAGGAGTAGGATACTAAAATGGGATACTTCAGAGAACTACCAGACGTTAACTACGAATCTTTTTTGCCAAATAAAAAATCTTCATTTGAATATATTAAAGTTAAAAACTTGTTTCGTAGGGTTAAACTTCGTGATGATTTGCAAAATATTCTTACATTATTTAACAAGTATCAAATTGAAGAAGGAGAACGACCAGATACAGTCGCTGAAAGAATTTATGGATCTGCAGACTTAGATTGGGTCGTATTAATTAGTGCTGGAATTATTAATGTAAGAAATGATTGGCCATTATCGGATAATGATATTTACCAGTTTACCGAAGAAAAATATGGATTTAAAAATATAAATGCTGTTAAATTTTTTGAAACGACCGAAGTTAAAGATTCTAAGGGAAGATTAATACTTCCGAAAGGTAAAATTGTCGATTCTAACTTTACAATACCTGATCCAAACAATCCTTATGGGTCTAGATTGAATCCAGTAATTGGGATTAGTAATTATGAATATGAGGTTAGAAAAAATAATAAAAAAAGAACAATTTATATTTTGAAACCAGAATATTTGCAACAGTTTATTGACGATATTAGAGAAATTATGATTTATGATGAATCATCTCAGTATATTGATGAAACTTTAATACAAACCAAAAATACGAGAAATACATCACCATAAGAGTTCTAAATTCTTATCAAACATCATCACATATCGGTGCTTGCGCGAGCGTTCTTTCCACTCTCCTGCAGCACCTTTAATTTTGCCTCTAGAGTGTTTAGTTCCGTCTGCATAGTAGAAATCTTTCTTTGGTTCTGTAAGACCACAGTATTGGAAATTACAAGCGCGATACACTGTACCAGAGTGGAAATCACTATCAGCGTAAGAGATGATTGCTTTAACTTCAGTATCCTTCCGTAACTGTCTAACCGATCTTGAAACAAACCAAGAAGTGATATTATGCTCCCTAGATTGGATGTCTGGGTGAATGCAGAGTCGTGAAAGTTCAAAAAGTCCCTGTTGCTCGTTCCTTTCAAGTCCAAATGCTCCTTTTGCGATTTCAGGTACGGGTAGTCCAGTAAATATACAAACTCCCAGAAGACCACCAATATTCAGAGGAGAAAACTCATTCTTCTTAAAGAGACCATAATTGTAACCAGACTTAAATCCCTTTGATATGTCTTTAAGATAATGATATTCTAGAATCAGTTCCTCTGCCTGCTTCTTAGAAATCCTATCAATATAGAAATCAGACTTCATAAAAAAAGAGGGGAGATCCAACTCCCCTCATTATAGCACCTAATCAGTCTTCTGCCAACTTGGCGAAGTAGGAAAGGGCATCGTCATCTTCATCTTCCTCCACAGGTGCGGCAGCACGGCGAGTGGGTTGCAGATTATTGAGTTCGCTACGGAGGTCATTATCTAGTTCTTTTGTGGAACCACGATAATCATCTTCTTGCTCAACTTCTTCATCAATACGAGTATTTTTAGTACCCAAAACAGAACTGAGGCGCTTCTTCAGTTCATCATAGGTCTTGTACTCACTCGGAGAAAGGAAATCTGCCAGAGAGAACTGTTGCTTCCAGATTGCCTCCATAGCATCATCATCGTCCAGCAGAGCACTCTGAGAGGCAAATTCGCTGGAATCATAGTTGCGATAACCAGCAACGTTCTTTGCCTTCAGTTTGAAGTTTGCACCCTGCCAGAAGTCAAAGGGATCAATTGGAGATTCATCCTCAAACTCGGGTTGCATCGCTTCAGAGATCTTATCAAAGATCTTCTTACCATACTTGAAGAGGAAGACCTTGCCTTCGTTCTCAGGGTTGGCAGGATCCTTTACAACGTAGATGTTAGAAACATAAGTCAGTTTGCGCTTCTGCTTACGGGCAACTTCTTTACCAACATCTGTTCCGTTATTCCACAGACCAGAGTTGTGCTCGCAAACGGGACACTTTTGACTGAGAGTAGTCAGGCAGTTATCAATCAACCAACCGCCAGGACCCTGAAAGGCGTGAGAATAAACCTTCACGAATGGAAGATCTTCGCCATCAGGTGCAGGAAGAAAACGGATCACGGCATAACCATTGCCGCTCTTATCTACATCCAGTTTCCATACGCGGTCATCAGAAGAACCGCCAGTAGTATTCATCTTTTCGACTTCTTTCACCAGTTTCGCAGTGAGAGAGCCCAGTTTAGATTGCTTTTTAAGGTCGGAAAAACCCATTTGGATACCTCGGATAAATTGGATTCGTTGGATTACTTGGATAGTATAGCAAGGATCTCTCGGTCAGTCAAGGTACTTCTTGAGAGAATCAATCGTTTTATTCATAGAAGTAAATAAGACCTGCATATCAGTTTCTGGTGGGAATCCCATTATGGCAACTGATTTGCGTAAGTTCTCTTTCATTTCAACCGCTTCTGGGTCATCAGAAAGAGATAACCTAGTGTACATCACACGCTGCTTTTCAAGTAACGTTGTGAGTTTTTCAATATGTTCCAACTTGTCTTCGCGGGACATCATACCAAAAGTCAAAATGCTTCCGTAGATTTCTTCTTGAAGTTTATTGATTTCTTTTAGTTCTTCTTGAATAATCTCAGAATCAAAAAAGCTACTCATCTATAATGTCCCGTAAAATCTTTTTAAATTGGAATATATCAATATTTAGAAATGGATTATATTTTTTAATTTTTAAACTTACGGTTTCCCACACGGGATCCAAAAGTTTCTTATCAAAAGCGTTTGAGAAACGGAATATTTTTTCGTAGATTGTTAAAGTTTCTAACGATAACTGCCCGCTTAGAAACCTTTTGAGAACTGGTGGGTGCCCTTTGGAACAGTTCAAGGCATCCTCTAATTTGATCTCCGAGAACAATTCGTTGCTTTGTTCTTTGAATAAGTAGGTCAAACTCTGTTGTCTTCGCATCCAATCTGCGTAGGTCCTTTCTCCAGAATTGATAATTTCTCCAATCCATACGTTCTGTGGGTTATCTGCGGATACAAAGTTTGAAAGTAAAAAATCTACGATTTCCTTGTCAGAATACTTTCTCGAAGTTTTTTCAAAGAAATATTTGTCTTTACGTTTATTGAAAGAAGTCATTGTTGCTCTTGACTTTCCACCATATTTGAAAAAGTCATACTTACTATTCGTAAAATGACTTTTCATTGAAAGGTAAGTTTGATATGTTTCAAAAGGACTCATAATAAAAACCAAAAACTACTTTCCTCCGTAAGCCCGATATCTTCCTCTTTCAGCATCAGTCCACTGTTTAGCAACAAAGTTTGCACCAACTCCAGTTCCTTCTACACCCTTCAGTTTAGACAATACTTGTGGTTTTGCAACATTTGGTGGAGCAAAAGAAGCGGGAACAGAGTTATATGATGCATAACTTGCAGGATGAACTCCATCTCTACC